AAAAGTTGGTTCTGGCATTGTTAATACTTCTAGTTTAAATCCTCAATACTCTAACTCAAGTTTTCCACGAGTCATTAACCCATTACATAGCCAAACTAAAGCATCTACGCAATCATCATGTGAGCTAACACCAAAATTTACTATCTCATCTGTCAATGCTCCAAACTTTCGATACTTATTAAAAATAATTTTTCTTTGCTCAAAAAGTCCCATTATTCCACGAAATCTTGCAACTTTATCTCCACGAAAACCTTTTACAGGATGCCAAATTAAATTATATAAACCTTGCTCTGTTTGACATATCCTTTTAAAGTCTGCTTCTAAAGAAGCCTGATATGCAACAGCTTCAGACCATACATGTAAAGAAGTTCCTGTAGGAAAATAATTTTTACCATCTTTCATAATCACTCCCCACTCTTCCATCATTTCCATTAAAAGTTCTAATTTTTCTAAATTTCCCATCACCCTAACTCGTTTGCAATCAATAATATGGATTTTATCTTTTACTCGGCCACCCATAACAAAAACAGTGTAGTCATTTCTTTCTCTAACTCCAGCTGATAAATCTACCCCTACCCCTAAAGCATCGAAATCTGTGGAGATATTTCCTTTAACAATCAAATCTGGAGACAAAGATAATTCACTAGTTTGTACAACTTGATTCTGATACTGATAACTAAATGCTATCGGAGCTATTCTTCTTCTTTGACTTAAATAATCTAAAGACCACATGTCAGGCCAATAAGATGTTTCTTCACCCTCCTTATCTACAGTGATTGCAGACTGGACTATTTGTTTCCAACCATTCGCTGGTAAAAAAGTTCTACTGTGTATATCATCATGTCTAAATCTAGTTCCTAAACAAATAGCTCTTGCACCTTCGAACATAGTAGGAACAATAACTGCGTTCCAGTTATCTTCCATAGCTTGTCGGATATCTTTGTTTTTAATATCATCAGCACTTTTGATAGCGTCATCAATTATGCAGAGATGAGATCTTTTAGATGTAACAGCACCTTTTAATCCTGCACAACAAACACTAAACTCTTCTTCACCAGTAGATTTTATTCCTGCAAATTTCCAATCTATACTCCAATATTCATTTGAATTAATTCCTTTTGCAATCTTTACTGTTGGAAAAATTTCTTTATAAACTTTACTTTCATCAATTATTCTTTTGATCGCTGCACTCTTTGGTCTAGCAACATCAACTGTATAAGAAATATATAAAATTTTTAAAGGCATTTTATTTAAAGCATGTATGCCGATAGCCCATGCTGTATATAAACCTAATACGGTAGATTTAGCAGATCCTCTGGGAGCCAATATGTCAACATTAGGACCTGCAATACCCTTAAGACATTCACTATCATCTCCTGTACATAAAAATTTGTGCCACTCAAGGTGGTGTTTCGCAGGAGGTTTTCCCCCTACAACATCGCAAAAATATGCAAAATTTTTTCTAGCCCTTTCTACATCAACATTAGAAGTTTTCTTAACTACTTGTTGTTTTGCAGCTGCTCTTGCTGTGCGTCTATAAACGCTATAGATACTTGTGCCTGCCATAAATGTAGCTTAGCGTACTTTTGCTTAAGATTCTTCTTGAAGTATTTTTGTCCAGACTCCCATTGATGCTTCTTGTAAAGGTCCTTCAATAGGATCATCTCTGAAGATAGATAGCATCTCACGTAATGCTCTATCTGCACCTGCAAGAATTAATCCCTGTTTATCTTGTAAAATCTTTTTATCTTCAATTTGTTTTATAGCCCCACGTAATTCTTTTTGTAACATTGCTATTCTTGCTGCACCCATATCTTGCTTAACGATTCCCATATCAATTGCATCACGTAATTTATTTATATCAATCTGCATATTATCTATTTCAGATTCTAAAACTACGTTAAAATTTCGTTTTTTAAATTCTTTTGTAGACCACTCGTTGCATTCCACAACTGTCCCTTGAAAACCTAAAAAACGGGAAAATAAATATATCTGTATTGGAGAACTAGCTTTTTTACAAAATTCAAGAAAGGATTCACGATCTTTGTTATTTAAGGTCTGAATCCATTTCTTCATGTTTTATATTGGCTCTGTGCCTGTTCGTAATCTCTATTTTCTTTATAGCGTCTAAACATCTCTTGTTGCAAGTCTCTCTTTCTATCCTGTTCTCCTGCAGTCTCTAAGCCTCTCCTATACTGAAGACCAGTTTCAGCAGTCTGAGCACGATTCTCTTGACCTTGGACTCTTGCAGTAGCACGAGTATCTTCCCCTGCTTTGTCTATAGTTAGACGTTGTTCTGCAGCACCTGCCTGACCACGCCTAATATCTTGAGTAGCAAAAAACTCTGCATTAGTTCTATCTAATTGAGCACCAAGTTCCATATTCAACCTTTGTTGCTTTCCACTTACTTCGTTCAATGCTGACTGACTAGCAAGAGCCTGAGTAGGAACCTGCGTAGTAGGAGCTGGTGGTGGAGCAGCTGGTGGATATATTATCTGTGGTGGTGGGGCTGATCTGCCTCCCATGATTAATTACCTCTCGATACTCTTTTAGTTTAAATTAGCCAAATCGACGTTGCATGCCAAGACCTGCAAATCTGGTTGCAGCATCTTGTTGATCGGCTGCAGCCCTAGCTCTCTCCGCTTCTGCAGAGGAAGCTGTAGCAGCCTGAGCTTGTTTTGATAACATTATATTTTGAATATTAGATGGCATTGCTTCTAATGCTCCTCTTACTCTTAATCCTCTTTGTGCTGCCTGTTCTGCAGCTCTATTTAAGAATGCCTGTCTGACAGGTTCTGTAGCCATATATTGTATTTGATTTTGTATAGCTTCTTCTGTTCTAGCTTGCCTTCTTAACTTCTTAAGTTCAGGATCTCCATAGATTTTTTTTAAAGATTCTACATATTCATCAGTTTTTTCTAATGCTGATTTTTCTGGCTCAAACTCTTGAGTTAATTTTTCTCTAAGTTTGGTAGGTAATGTTATATCTGCAGCATCTACCTTCTTACCAAACCCTGAAATATTCTCTGCTTGTCTACCAAATAATCCTCCACCAGATCTATCTAAATCAGTTAATCCTCCTGTAAGAAAATCAACAGTTCCAGCAAAAGCTCCTAATGCTCCTGTAGGTCTGTCTTTTGCAACTAATCTACCAGTTTTAGGATCAACTTCTTGTTCAAAATATTTTGCGACATTAATCTGACTCCCAAATCTTTTATTTTCAGGATCAGCAACAACTTCAGGAGTTTTTATTTTAAATTTATATGGATTAAAACCTTGTGAAATTAATTCCTCTGTATAAACTTCAGGACTTAAATCCGCTGCTTTTGCAGCATCTAACAAAGTCGTTATTTCTTTGTTATTTGCATTTGATTTCCTTTCCGCCATATTTAGTACTGATAAGGACGAGTAATTGCAGCTCCTGCTTGTTCAGCTGCAGTTGTACCCATTTGTAACCCAGCCTGTTGCATTGCACCAGCAAGTTGAGCATTAAGTGCAATATTAGTTTTAATTCCAGCAGCAGCCATATTTCTTGCAAATTCATCTCTCTTAGCCTGTTCAGAGTATTTTCTAACTGTTGGTAAGAGAATATTCTGTGCATCTCTTAAAGCTTCTGCATCTTTAACTGTTCTTAAACGACGACCTGCATCTAGACCTAAAGGACTAAGAACACTTAGAGGATCACCTATTGGAGAAGTACCTCCATACTGACCCATTCCAGGTGGTAATGGAACTCCACCTACAGCCATGTTTTCTCCTCTAGTTGAACCATAACCTACTAATCCAGCACCTCCTCTTAGTGCTCCACCTGTTGGAGGTACACCAAAATCTCCACCTGCTTTTGCTAATCCAAATACACCAGCAGCTCCTGCTAAAGGAACACCAGCTTGAACTGCTTGTTGAATATTTTTCTTAGTCATCTGACTTGCTAACTGTTTCCCACCTAGAGCTGTAGCTCCTTTCTTTAGTGCTGCTTGTACTCCCTTCTTACCAGCCATTCTTCCGACTGCTCCTGTAGCACCTGTTATCAATCCACCTGTTCCTAAACTACCTGATAACGCTCCAAATCCTGATCCAAGAGCAGCTTCACCTAAATTACCTTTCCTTAAACCTGGGAGTGCTCCACCAACTGCACCGATAACTGGTAAATATTTCAATGCACTTGCACCTAGTCCTACTCCTTTTGCAAGTAATGGTGCTAAAACTACTGGAGCCATTTTTTACTTTTCCAAAAATCTTTGTTAGTGATATTCTAAATTAACCAAATATTGAAAGATTTTACATAAATCCACCCATAGCTGCCCCACCGAGAGCACCTGCAGGTCCACCTTTTATAAATCCACCAATTCCACCTT